GCCGCAGCGATGATACGAGAGTTGTTAGAGAATTCCAAGGACCCCTTGTTCAACGCCTTACAGCCAGGCTGTAGGAAGAATGGGAGGTTCTCAAGCATGAGTGTGACACGTGCCAACATCTCACGTGCAGTCATACCTTTGTTTGCAAGGATTGCGATGGTCTTCTCTGGATGAAACAGTGCGTACCACAACAGATACCCGACCGAACTAATCGACTTACCCGACTGACGACAGGCCAACACGATGTTAAATCGATTGTCGTTAAAATGTTCGAACATCTTCTCCTGATACGGATACAGTTTGAACGGAACTAAACCCTTGTCGAGATGCACGACCTTGACGTACTTGCGACAGAAGTACGCGGGATCGTTCATGCACTTTTTATACTCGCGCAGTTTCTTGGCGTCCCATTCTTCTGAAACACCATCCCGTTTTACATTTGGATTACCTAAGTAGGAGTTCTTTGTATACGTACTCATTCATCACTGTCATCGTGATCGATGACTTTCTCATCCTGACCTTGCAACATGCGTTGTAGCTCTGTAGTAGACCCAACGAACAGATTATTATTCGTTGTGGTTTTTTCAACAGCGGAATCGTCTTTCTGTAGTTCCTTCTGTTTTTTATTCAAGTCCATCAACTTATCATTGACATCTGCGATGCCTTTGATCATGTTGGACAATACTTCGAACGCACGAGGGTGTTCACTCTCACGTGCGACCTCAATCATAAGTTCTAGTGACTCACGACCTTTCTCTATGAGGTCATAGTAAGTGTCCCTAGAGTATTCGTAGTCTTGTTCGTGGACGAAGTTCTTCTTCTGTTCTTCGTCGAATAACGCTGGTGGTTTACGTGTGTCTCTCGTCATTATACTCTATCCCGAAACCATAGTCATCATCCGGACTTACGTCAGCCGGAACTGGTGTGATCTCGATGTTGTGGATGAACTCATCTGGGTCCATTAGGTGCATATTCATGTTAACTTCACGAATAATCTTACCGTCTTGGACAGGCCCATAGAAGTTCATTTTCATTTCAAAGTTTAAATTATATATTATAGTCCTACGTTGTTCTAGCGGACCCTCATAGTCATCTTGGAAGTCAACCCCCTGCAGTGCAATAGGGACATCTTCCGTAACATCTGGTAGATCAGAAAATGGTTTGACAGATAGAGTGTATTGTGGAGAGAAGTAAGGTAGTATCTGCTCTACGACTTGTAGTGCATCATCCTGTGACTTCGCATAGACGCTCAACTGGAAACTAATACTGTATGGGACACCAGTGTATACTTTGCGTCTGGTGTTACCCGATTCATCTTCTGTGGATGTGGTAAAGCTGTTGATCTTAGGTAACTGTCTCTGTGAATCGTAAGTCATCGACGTAATCTCGAACGACATACGTGGGAGCTTGATTGCAACTCTACGTTCTGCATCTTCTCCCTGCGACATCTCCTCTAATCGTTCAAGGAAACTACGCTTCGGTGCATATGATAGAGGTACCTTTACCTGTGACAATACTTTACCGTTTGCATCTGTTCTCAAAACATGTATGTTATTGAACAGTGAACCGAAGACCGATACACTGGTACGTACACGTTTGTTATAAAAATAAGTGCCGAACATTAGAATATATCTCCGAATGGATTCCTCTCACTGAAGTCCACGAAGTCGTTTTCGAAATCATCGAATATCTTGTTCTGGCTTAATGGTTGAATCTCATTGATGTCTTCAGACACCTGTGTTGGTGTGTAACGTGCACCTGAGTCTGACTCAATGATTCGGTCAGTTGTCCAGATGTGATACGCACCGTCGTCCGCACCTGTGTGTGCAATGGACAAAATACGGGTTTCACTATTCCATGCAGTGACCTCACCCTCAAGAGTGAAGTCGGTGAAGGTCTGGACCACCTTCTCACCGATGTAGTAGAATCCACCTTCGTCTGAGTCTGGTGCACCCATCTGAACATGATACTGGAATGCAGCCTCACGCTCGACGACATCGATCTCTTCGATACCTGTGTCGAAGTCTTCGTCTGAGTACTCGAACAACTCACACTGCAGACGGAATAACGGTAGTTGGTTCAACTGATAGAAAGGAGACTCTGTCTCTACCTTCATTACTTGGAACAATGATTCTGACAGAGGTAAGTAGATAACGTCACCTTCACGTGGTCTGAACTCATGTTGAGTTAGTCGATCACCTACTAGTTCTCTCCATCGACGACGTGCAATAACAAACGTCGCTTGGTCGCGTAACTCAATACCAAACTTGGAGAATAGGTCACCATCACCTTCGAAGCCATCGGTGTTTTCAATGAACACCTCAACTTTGTATGCGTCAGAGAACTGAGACTGGATACTGTCTAGGAAGATGTCTTCACGTTCTACCACCTCTCTTGGTAGGTAGTACACGTCCTGACCATAAAACTTAATAGATTCTATGACCAAGTCTTCGTATAGACTCTGCTCCGGTCTATGTCCTTGACTAATGTATGGATTGGTCGCCATCGGTTACCCCATAAAGAACATTGGGCCTTCCTCATCTTCTTCACGGAATTTCTCCATGATCTTGTCAATATCCTGAAGTGCATCTTCATAGATCTGACGAGCGTTCACGGAAACTCCGCCTGGGAGTGACATACCGTCAAACTTGATAAGGTTCTGACCCCACTGCTTCTTAATCAATGCAGTCGCATATGCTTTTAAAAAACGATGGTTCCAAAGGTTGTTGTACTCGTTTACTGAGTCGTCTGGATTGCGCACACCATATACCTCAAACACCACGTAGTCATCTACGTCAAGCTTGGATGTACTGATATGCAAATTAATACGGTTGTACTGTCGATCGAATGTGATTATTGGATGACCACTCAACTTCATGTCGATCAAAGATAAGTGTTGTTGCATCTGCTCGTAGTATGCAAGGTCACCAAGAATACCACGACCGTTGACAAAGTCACTGACAGTAAATTTCATAAACTGCCATGCGTCACTGAACCACCCTGTCTGCGCACCTGTGTAAGATACAGGCATCATACGGACAACGCTCAGTAGATCCATATCATCCGGAAAATCAATGTACTGATTATCGATGTCTTGTTGTGTCAGTTGGTGTTGCAGATAAAATCTTTTTGAACCATCTGGGTGAAACTCACGAAACCACTGGACGGCCTCGTCAATACGATCGTCTAGTTGTTCTTCATCAATGTTGATGTCTACCACTGGATGCCCTAGGGCGCGCAGGCAATAGTCTATCAGTTCGTCTTTACTAGTTGCGTACATTTGATGGTTCCATAGTTGAATAATACTATTTATACGTTTATTTATACTAGCAATAAAAAAGGGGACCGAAGTCCCCTTTCTATTAGTCTAACGTGGATTAGTTCACAACTGAACCGTTGATGTCGTAGACATCGATACGGTAGTAAGAACCAGCCTGACCTTCTAGTTTAGATGCATCATCCGAAGCGAACGATTCCGCAGTCTTCAATGAAGACGCAGCCTCTACTTCGTCAATCGCGATAACACCAGTTGACGCGTTGTAGTCGATACATAGACCGCCTGACAAACATGCCTTAACGTCACTGTCGTTGAAGTACTTGTTGACTGAACCTTCTGGAAGGTTATCAGTAGTCCAAGCTTCAATCACACCAATACGAGTATTGTGTGAAGTGATGTCAGTCTGGTTGTTAGTGATCAACTGACTTAGTGAACCATCTGCACTCTGGAACGCTGCGACGATCTCAGTTAGAGAGTCTAGCGCTGCAGAATCAGTGTTGGACACGATAGAGTTGATCTGCGACTGTAGGCTTGCAACGTCTGAGTCACGTCCAGTACCTTCGTCAGTTAGAGACGTTGATAGTGAATCGATTTGTGACTGTAGACCTGCGTCACCCGCGATACGAGCTGCAGTCTCAATGTCGATATCCGAATCAAGACTGTTCTCTTTCGCTGCCGCACGTGCAGTTTCAACACCTAGATCCGCGACAACTGAATTCAACTCATTGTGAATCTCGTTGATCGCTGCAGCCAATGATACTGCCGCAGTACCTAGTGCAGTACCTTGACCAGTGAATGACTGTAGTGAAGAAACGTCACTATCCAAACCTGCGATTGATGATGAGTGAGTTGTCAACAAACTTGAGTTTGCTGATGCAACACCTTCAACTGCATTCATTTCAGTCTCTAGGGTACCGACACGAGCGTCAACACTTGAGATTGAAGATGAGTTTGCAGTCATCAACGCTTGTAGATCTGAGTCCGCATTCTCGAATGCAGATACAACTTCTACTAGAGTGTCTAGTGATGCAACTGAACCGCTAGTGATTGCCTGTACTGCAGATTCGACTGCGTCGATCTGAGACTGTAGTGAACCGTCGCCCGCAATACGAGCTGCAGTTTCACCTGCAAGACTTGCAGTTATGTCAGAGTCACCAGCGATACGTGCCGCAGTTTCCGCAGCAAGATCACTTGCAGATGCAGTAGACGAAGAGTTTACTGCTGCAAGAACTTCGTTAACTGCTCCAACTACCGTTGATGCCGTTGTGTCTAGGCTTACTGTAACTGTGGTTGTTTGTGGTTCGAAGAAATAAACAGCAGAATCATTATCAAATGTGTAATCACCCGCTGCAAACACTTTACTGTAGACTTTCAAGTCAGTAAAGTTAGGTTCACTACCATTTTGTAGAAGATAATTAACATTCTCTTCAACCAAAGTCCAACCAGTTAGTGGAACTGAACGCCAAGAGTCTCCTCTCATCAGATATACGGTACATGCTGGAAGTGTCCAAGTAGACCCATCAGTTCCGTTTATATCCGATGTTACTAACAACCCATCCAGATAACTTGGTAGATTACGTAGCGTATAGTTTGAAGTATAGTTACCACTACCATTATTTGTTATCAATAAACCATTGGTCGCTTCAACCAACGTGTTATTATTGGTTCCTGTGATAGTAAAATCAGCAGCCGTTGGTGTTGTTGTTACAGAAGAACCAACAAACGCTTCCAGAGATGAATGGTTAGTCGCATTTGCAGTTTCAGCTGCAGTTGCACGTGCAACTTCTGCGTCTATACTCGCTTGTAGATCGGAGTCAGCCGCGGAACGTGCACTTGCCTCTGCGTCAATGTTACCCTGTAGAGTAGTATCTGCTGTCTGACGAGCAGTACTTTCTGCAGAGATTGCAGTTGCGTTAGTTGCGTGGTTTGCAGTGTTTGCAGCGATCAAGCCCTGGATATCACTATCCGCACTTTCGAATGCCGCAACAACTTCTTGGATTGTGTCTAGTGACTCAACCGAACCACCGATGATGTTACTGATCTGACCGTCAACATATGACTTAGATGCAGCGTCTGTAGCAACTACCGGAGTACCTAGATTGTGGATCAAGTTACCTTGCATATCCACATCTGACATCATCTGAATATCTTCAGAAGTGTCGTCGTATCCGATTGCACCACCGTTAGAACCAACGTTGATTCCACCCTCGAATGTTGCAGTACCACTAACACTTAGATCAGTAGTCGATACACTTGCGTCGATTGCAGCCTGTAGTGCAGCGTCACCCGCTTCACGTAGTGCAGCCTCAGCAGAGATCGCACTATCACGTGCAGTAGATTCTGCAGCGATTTGTGATGCAAGACCTGCCTCTGCAGCGATTGCACGAGACTCTTCTGCAGTGATTGCAGATGCGTTACTAGTGACCTGTGATTGTAGACCACTTACTGCAGTGTTACGTGCAGTTGACTCATTTGAAATCGAAGTAGACAGTGAAGCCTCTGCCGCAGTTGCACGGGCAACTTCGTCAGCGATCGCCTGAGTGTTTGTAGCAACGTCAGCCACAATACTGGTGTCTAAACCTGCTAGAGTCTGTAGTTCAGTATGTAGTTCGTTAACCGCACCAAATACTGTAGTTGCAGTTGTGTCTAAGGTTAGCCCATTATCTACAGTACCAACAAGACTATATCCAACAGTGTGTAGTCCACTAATGCTTCCATCAAGTAGGTTAATCGTTCCTATTAAAGAACCGTTCTTAAACAACTGGATCTCATCGAAACTCTTAAATCCTGTAGATGTTGTTGCTTCTGGTGCTGAATCGTAGGCATCATGGTTAGTACTAGTGATGGTCGATGTAGAAGCAAGTATCCAAACTTCATTGTTATACTTTTGACCGCTTGCGTTTTCTGCCCAAGTGAACGATTGACCACCAGTTGATTCATACGAGAACAATGGCGCACCATTATTCAAGAAGGTCATCTTGTGGACACCACCGTTTGCGTCTGCAATGCCTCTGAAAAGACTGTGCATATTTGCGTTAAAGTCGGTCACATCCGCAGGTGAGTAAGCGTGCTGTACCAGTTTATATACAGTACTGCCCGAAGTCCATCCACCACTCGGCATAACACCGATAGTTGTTTGATTATAAACTTCGTCACCAACGTTACCCATCGTCTCATTGATAGAGGCGATGCCCGAACCGTTTGCAGTCATCAACGTCTGTAGATCACTATCTGCGCCTTCGAATGCAGCTACGATCTCTTGTAGTGTATCCAAAGTCTCTGGAGACGTACCGACAATAGTATCGATCTGCGCTTGTAACGCAGCGTCACCAGCCGCACGTGCAACACTTTCAGTTGAGATTGCAGAAGTATTTGCATCTTCTACCGCAGTCGCACGTGTGATTTCGCTCTGGATTGCATTCCAGTTCGCAGACTCAGCAGCCTGTGCACGTGCAGTCTCAGCAGTAATCGCTGCAGTGTTTGCACTGATAGACGTACTTAGAGACGTATCCTGACCTGATAGGGCATTGATCTCGTCTTGCATGTCATCTGTCTTGCTTTCAAGATAGTTGATAGCAGGAACAACGCCTGAGTTAGGAACGATGACCTCTGGTGAGTATTGATACTCGTAAACTGTAGGACTGGCAAAGTTTCCTCTTTGACCAAACCCACCATTACCATTACCACTTAGGGTTGAGGTTGGGTTCAAAGATGCTGACCCAGTCCACGTATCTAATGCAGTTAAATCATATAACCAAACCACACCATGACCTGTGACAGCAGCTGTAGTACCAACAGCATCGAAGTAGTATACTCCCTGTGTTGTATTTAAGAAACCTGCGTTCATACTCCATTCTTGACCATAACGTCCTGCAGGTTGATTAGCTGATACGTCAGTCCCCTGCAATACGTTATCTGAATCAAAACGTATGAAGTTTAGTGTCTTGTAATCTTGATGATTTGGTCCGTAGAAAACAAATGTGTCTCCAGAAGTACTAACATATGTTCTCAGTGCGTTAACACCAATGTGCACATCCATCACTTTAGGTTCTGCAGACAAATCGGTTAGATCGTATATTGCAATCCAACCCATGCCTACACTACCACTGCGGCTAACCGCAGTAACTAGATTATTACCAACGATTACTGCTGCACGATATCCATATCGATATTTTTCAGAATCGCTGTCATCACCTAATAGCTGTGCGCTTAGAAAATGTAAATTTGTTGGTTCTACGGATGCATCACCCGCCCAATCCATAACATACATTCCATCGGTACCACTATAGTTACCATAACGCCAGATTATCAATTTACCGTTATCGTAAATTGCTTCTTTATAGTTGCCATCATATACTGCATTACCAAGCATCAAATGGCTGTGAATTTTTACAGGAACAGAATTAATATCTGTGTCAGGTTTCCACAAATAAGTAGCAGTTTGTGTGGAGTTTTGATTGTATCTATGACTAATTATGAACCCGTCAAGATCGCTCGACCATCTCCAAATACGATAAGATTCACTTCCATTTGTCACATATGGTTGCATGTGAGTCAAGTTGCCAAGAGAAGGATATCCTGGCTGAGTTAGATCTCTTGCTTCATATGTACTACCATTTGGATTGTATATGAACAAATAGTTTTTACTTAAAAATGCCTGGCCACCACTCGACGCATTCGCATAGAAAGTTGCTAAGTTCGCGCCAGTTTTTGCGTTATATAATTTTACTTCGTCTCCGTTAATGGCAATAAGGTGACCATCCAACGCGGTTGGAACCTCGCCTGGAACCATAACTGTCATAGGAGTTTCTGGTGTAATCAGAGATGCGCCTGCACCTACTGAGTTTTCCAAATCTGTAACAGCTTGGTTGGTTTGTGTAACCAAGACAGTTAGATCTGCATCCGCACTTTCATATGCGGTAACCAGCTCTTGAAGGGTATCAAGAGTTTCTGGTGATGTACCAAGAATGTTTGCGATTGAAGTTTCTAAGGCCGCAACATCTGCCTGAAGAGGAACAAGTTGGTCACTTACATCGGAAACAACGGTACCGTCAGCATTAATTACAGTAACGCCACCGACGACCACTTCACCAGTGACATCGAGACCGTTCTGTATTCTGAACTTTTTATTTGTACTCATTTTTCTTTACCTTTGTTGAGTTAAACACTAATGTCTGTATGATATAAGGTGGGGCACGTCCCCCACCTCATCAGTGTTCATTATGCGTCAACGTATACTGCAGCGACTTTAACAACAGCACCAACGCCTACTGCGGTGTAAGTTAGTTCGATTGAACTACCATTCACCTGTACGTCAGTGTCTCCTAGTAGGCTTGCGCCAGTGAAGACAATACCGTACTCGACGATGTATGCATTAGTACCATCGTGAGTTACTAGACATTCGCGTGTCTCGAACTCACCGTTCAATGCGACAGTCACAACGTACTTAGCAGAACGATGTGATCCCTTATTGAACGAAGATACCACAGTTGCAGAAGTTCCCACAACTACATCATTACTTTGGATAAACGCCTTAACGTTATCCGCCAGAGTTTCAACACCAACTGAGCCTGGGTCTAGGACACCGACTGAGTTAGTAGACTGAGCGATGACTACCGCCTGAGTACCAACAGGGATCGCACTGTTAAATGTGATCTGCTGGTTTACAGCGTCGATTGAGTAGTGTACAGTTGGATCCTGAATAACACCACCAACGAAGACCATTGCATTCGCTTCTTGAGTGTAGAAGTCTAGTGCGAATACGGTCTGTGAACCATCACCGTTGATTGTTTGACGTTTAGCGTCATTGAACGCTAGTTCTGCTGGATCGACTAGTTCGATCGCAGAGCCGTCAGTCTTAACACGTGCAACGAATCCAGCCTTATCAGTACCTAGTGAAGCAGTTGCAACGTCTTCCAACTCAGTGAATGCCTTACCAGTTGATACTGATAGAACACCTGAAGTGTTGTTGTAAGATACGTTACCTTCACCATCTACGTCAGTTACAGAGAATGCAGCGCGTGAACGTGCATCTGTGTAGTATAGGTTAGATCCTTCAGTAAGATCACCAGTGGTGAATACTGAGATGTGCTGTGCAGCAAGACCTGCGTCCATCTGACCCTTGTTGACTGCGTCTGAATCAACTGAACCTGCAGCAAGACCAGAGATCTTGTTTGAACCCATGTTCAAGACACCAGACATAGTGTCGCCAGCTTTCGCTACCTTACCATCGATCTGAGTCTGTAGGGTCGCGTCTGCAGTTGCGAACTCACCACGGATTGCCGCATCTTCAGCGATACGTGCAGTAGTTTCAGTGGAGATTGCAGTTGAGTTTGCAGCGATGTCAGTTTGGTTCTGTGATACTAGACCAGTTAGAGTAGAGTCTGCAGATTGGAATGCATTGACAATCTCTGTTAGTGAGTCTAGTGCAGCCGAGTCAGTGTTTGACTTGATGAAGTCAATCTGAGACTGTAGGTTTGCATCAGCGGATTGACGTGCAGATTCTTCTGCCGCGATCGCATCAGCGTTCGCTTGGATTAGACCAGCCTGAGTTGTCTCAACACCAGTCGCACGTGCTACTTCCGCATCCAACTGACCTTGTAGGTCTGAATCACCCGCAATGCGAGCTGCAACTTCGTTAGTGATCTGAGTCTGTAGACCAGCCTCAACACCAGTTGCGCGAGCTACTTCCGCACCGATTGCAGTGTCTAGTTTTAGATCTGCGTCTGCCAACGAAACAGTTGGATCGATG